TGCCTTTGATGCGCGCGATGCTGCCATGGAGTTCTACCGTGGCTGACGGCACATGCTCCTTCTGCGGTGAAACAACCGTCTATTTTTTCCCCGGTGGTCTATGCGTCGCATGCACCGGTAAAAAAGCACGCATCCGCATGCAGGAACAGCCCACGCAGTCGCGTGAGCTGTCTGCGTTCGATGCGTCTATCGGCGTCATGCAGGCCGCTACGCGCCGTACTGAATTAGCCGCTGAAACCCTTCAAAAGAATAAGCGCGTCTTCGGCACAAGCGTGCGTGAGTTCGACGCTGCCCATCCGATCGCATTGACCCCAGAGGGCCAGCGCGCAGCGCTGGCCCTTGGGCTTGTCCATTACAAAACAAGTGACACGCGGGCGGCTACGACCGGCACCGTGACCATCGAAATTGACCCGCTACAGGCGCGGGCGCAACGGCTGCGCAAGTCCGTGATTACCGGAGCACGTCTGCATGACCAGGAAGCGAAAAAAGGCTCCTTCCGGGGTGCGTGGTATTTCCTCACGCTCACCTACCGTGATGGAAGCGACAGCAGCCCTCGTGACGTTAGCGAATTATTTAAACGCATGCGCGGCCACTTCAATCGCCTTAAATCTGGGCGCGCACGGTGGAACCGTGAAAGCTTTCGTTACGTATGGGTCGGAGAGCTCACCCAACGATTCCGCCCGCACTACCACGTAATGCTGTGGGTGCCTCAGGGCATGTTTTTTGGCAAGGTCGATCAACGCGGATGGTGGCCCCATGGCAGCAGCCAAATCGAGAAAGCGCGCAACTGCGTCGGCTACCTCGCCAAGTACGCAAGCAAGTTCACCGCCATTACAGCTGCTGCTTTTCCCAAGGGATTTCGCACACACGGCTGCGGTGGACTCAACACCGAATCCAAGCGCGAGTTGCGCTGGTGGAAAGCTCCCAAAGACGCGCGTGAAGCTCTCGGCGGGGAAGCGGATATCCGCAAAGCAAAGGGCGGATGGTTTGACAGGCTTACCGGAGAGTTCTGGCCGTCTCCGTGGAAAGTCACATTCATTTTCGGCCGGACATTTGCATGGAAGGTAGTCCAACTATGAAAGTTCAGATCATGAGTTCCGCTGTCGCGGTTCGTTCGTTCCCTGCGCGCGATGGCAAGCCTGCCACGCATTTTCGTGAGCAAACCGCAGCTGTGCTGCGCGAAGGCGATTTCCCGCTGCCGTTCACTATCGGTCTCGATGAGGATCAACCGCCGTATGGCGATGGCTTCTACGTCATCGATCCCAAGTCGTTGCAGAACAATAAATACGGCGGTCTTGAGTTCGGCCGTCGCATTCGTCTGATTCCCGACCTGACTGCCAAGCTGCAACAGCAGCCCGCCAAGGTCGGCTAAACCATGTCCACACCGGAACCGCTGTTCGTCATCGGCTGCGCTGCGCAAAACATGCAGCAGGACGGGACGTGTTTGGTTCCGGTGTGGGTGCCGTACCACCAGCCAATTCTTCCACCCCTGGATTTGGCTGATGGAACCATGATCGCTTTCGCCATCGTATCGGTGTGGGCAATCGGGTTGAAAGCGCGCCTCGTATTCCGCGCGGCGCGTCTTGGGGTCTACTGAAAAATGGAGAGATTTACTATGAACGTTGTCAACGCTGCTCGTCGTTTCGCTTCGTCCACCAGCGCCAAGGTCAGTGCCGGCGCATCCACCCTGCTCGCGTCGGGTGCCGCGTTTGCATCCGGTACGGGTTCCCCTGGTGCCGCAGTCGCCGGCGAGTTGTCGACCGGAAAGACCGATGTGATGTTGGTCATCGGTACGTGCGCCGCGATCCTCGGCGCCCTCATCCTGTGGGCCTACGTGAAGCGCGCCCGCTAACCGCTTCGCTCCAGGGAAAAAGTGGGAGGGGCGCGCGGCAACGTTCGCCCCTTTTTTTTAGGCAAAAGGGGGAGTTATGGGCTATTTCATTTTGGTGGCAATCCTGGGCGCAGTTTGGCTCGCATTCGAGGGCATGTGATGCGCTGGCTCGCACGCGTGTTTGCATCGGCAGTGGCGCGCCGCGTTGCCTACGTCATCGTTGCATTGGTGTTCGCCGCCCTCGGTGTCGGCAATGCACGTGCAGCCGGTTTTGATGATCAAGGCTCAGCGTATGCAGCATGCATGGCCGCTTCGTCCGGTCACTCTGCCTGGTCTGAGGGTCGTGACGTCACAACCAACTGCGAAAAGTTTGGTGACTGGCCGCAATACACTTGTTACGGGTATGGCAAGGGTGGCAGTCAGATCGTTGGTTGTTCAGGAAAGGACCCGTTCTACATTTGGCCCATGGACAAGGACTGCAAAAGCCGCACTAGCGACATAACGCAGTTCCAGCCTATGAACGGCTCTAGCCAGTGCTGGAACGGCTGCGAAGTCAAGTACAGGCAGAACGGCGACGACGAAACGAGCACCCGCAGCACTACAGGTGCCGTGTGCGATCCCGACTATAAAAAGAAGTGCCCAACCGGCTCGTTCTGGAACGGCTACATGGGTGTCTGCCAGCCCATCGAACCTGATTGCCCAGAGGGCCAGGTGAAGCAGGACGGCGTGTGTAAGCCCGAGAACAAATGCCCGCAAGGCATGGTCGCCGTGCAGGCTTCAACGCCTGGTGCGGTTGCACAGGGAGCGCTCTATTGCGCACCCGAAAAAGAGGAATGCCCACCCGGCACGATCATGTCGCCTGCTGGCAAGTGCCTTCCCGGCGAGGGTCAGTGCGCAGCCGGTGAAGCACCTGGCAAAGATGGCACGTGCAAGAAAGACAAGGATGGCGACGGCAAGGGCGATGAGGAAGGCGAGGGCGAAGGCGAGGGTGGTGAAGGCAAAAAAGACGAGGCATCAGGCGGCGAAAGCTGCGAGACGCCTCCCACCTGTAGCGGCAGCGCTATCCAATGCATCCAAGTGAAAATTCAGTGGCGCATCGACTGCAATACTCGTCGTAGTCAGAACATCAGCGGCGGCGCATGTACCGCTGTTCCTGTGTGCACCGGCAAGGCATGCGATGCAATGGAGTACGCACAGTTGATGCAGCAGTGGCGCTCAACTTGCGCACTCGAAAAGATCGCCAAGGGAGATACCGCAGGCGGCAGTAATAGCGACAAGAATGGTAACGGCGTAGCCGACGTGCTCGAAGGCATGGGTACCGTTCCAGAGGTTGGCGATGGAAAGGCTGACATCGAAGGTGCTAAGAAATTCGGGATTCGACTGTCAACCGATAAGCTGGACAAGGACAATATTTTTGGGTCCGGCTCATGTCCGCAGCCGCCTAGTTTCACGATTATGGGCAAGACGATCAGCGGTGCCGATTTCCCCTATTTCTGCCAGGCGGCTGCGATTTTAAAGGCATTGATATGGATCTTCGGTGTGTATACGGCTATTCAAATTCTGATGGGAAAGTGGGGCTGACATGGGCATGACTTGGGATTGGATTGGCGGCGCGGTTGGCCTTCTTGTCGGAAAGGTAAAGGACGCTGCTGCCGGCATTGCAGGCAAAGCCTTTACGGCTTTCGGCGTCACCGCTGTGTCTTTTGAGACTGTGCTTCCGCGATTGAAGGAACTGGTCACTGAGAAGGTGTCTTTGCTGCCGGGGCCTGCACTCGACTTGCTCGGCTATCTCGGTGTTGGTCAGGTGATCTCGATGGTGCTTTCTGCCCTTATGGTTCAAATGTCGTGGAAGGTGTTTTTTGTGCCTAAGACCGTTGCAGATCAGCTAGGCGCAAACCAATGATTTATTGGTACACCGGCCAGCCTGGTCACGGCAAAACACTGCACGCCATTGAGCGACTGCTCGAGTTCAAGGATCAGGGGCGCCCCGTTTACGCTTGCAATATCCGCGAGTTCGACTACGCGAAAACCGGCGTGCTTGAGATGACGCCGCAGCAATTTTGCGACTGGCCTAACTTCCTGCCAGATGGCGCGGTCGCATTGGTCGATGAGGCCTATGAACACGGCATGCTCCCCAAGCGTCCGAATAGTTCCAAGGTGCCGCATCACGTCGAGCAGCTTGCGAAGCATCGTCATCGCGGCCTCGATTTCATCTTCGTCAGCCAGTCGCCCGACAAGCAGTGCGACCAGTTCGTGCACGATCTGATCGAACGACATATCCACGTGCGTAGGCGGTTCGGAACGAAGTTTGTTCACTTGCGCGAGTTCGACCGGTTTGAGGCTCAGGCCGAAAAGGCAACACCTTTGGTTGTCAGGCGAAAGGCCTTGCCCAAGCGTCCGATGGGCACATACAAGTCGACTGAGTTGGACACGACAGAGCGCAAGATTCCGTGGTACTACATCGCGCTGCCGATTCTCATCGTGGTCGGCGTGTTCTTGATGTATTACACCTTCGGCAGCATGGGCAAGGCCTTTCGCCTGA